TTGATTGATAATAATGGTGGTGTTGGGCGCGGCGAAATTGGAATATTGTTGGCATCAACGGGGATTGGAAAATCAGTATTCTTATCATATATGGCGAACCAACTGATGTTAAGGGGGCTGAAAGTCCTTCATATCGTTTTTGAGGGGGCAACAAACGATTATATTCGTCTTCATAGGGTGAAGTTAGGCAATCCATCAAATGAACTCTTAAAGAGGGGGAAAACCATTCCAAATCTTAAGGTGGTAAAAATGTATTCGGGGAAAACATCATTAAGTGATATTCAAGATTTTATGGAAACACTAAAGGCTGAAGGGTTCACCCCCGATGCGATATGTTTGGACTATTTGGATTTGTTGGCTCCAACGAAAGTCAGAAAAGAAAACTGGATGAGCGAAATAAATACATCCAATGAATTGGAAGAATTCTGTTGGAAGAATAACATTGTATTTTGGACTGCGGTTCAAACCAATAGAAGTGGATTGAATAATGAAATACCTGACTTAAGTCAGATGGCTGGTTCCGTATCCAAAGGACAAAAAGCAACAATGGTATTGGGTGTTTCACGAACAAGTCAACAGATTGATGACAATAAGGCGGATGTTGCGATTATCAAAAACAGATACGGAAAAACATCATCGGCACATAATATCAAATGGAATCCAAATACAATGGAAATTGAAATAAAAGAAAACGAACAATTTATGTTAGGATAATGGAAGAAGAAATGAAAAAAAACCAGTTCCAGTTTTCGTTGAAAAACTGGTATGACTTGTATTTATATAAAGTGGAAGAACAAAGAAAATATAATAAATTAATGGCATTCAAAAAAGAATTAAAAAAGAAATGGAAAAAGTAGTATTTTTAATCATTTTGTATACCATCGCATTTCAAATAGGGAAATATGCTGGTAAACAAATGGATAAGTGAAAATTATGAAAACATCAGGGAATGGATGTATAATATCACCAAAGGTGAAAAACCTGAATTATACGAAGATTTTGTTCAAGAAGTCATAACAATGTTTCTTGAAAATAAAAAAACTGAAAAGGTAGTTGAAAAGGGTGATGGAAAATTTTTTATTATTCGTATAGGAACGAATAATTGGAATTCTTCCACATCCCCTTTTCATAAAAATTATAGAAAATTCAAATCTGTTGAATTTGATAATAACATTGAAACACCAATAGAAGATTATGATGTTGATGAAGATATAATCACCGACAAAGTGTTTGATTGTATAGATGAACTATTAGAAGGTGATGACAGGGAAAGATACTACGGAATGATAATATTATTATATTCTTCATTGGGAAATAATTTTTCTGAAGTCGCACGAAGAATGAATGTATCAAGAAGTCATATTTCAACTGAATACAAAAAGGGTGTTTCAATTATTATGGAAAAACTACAGGAAAGAATTAATGATAATTCAAAGTATAAGGGAAAATCATTAAAGATAATAACAACACAAATATTAAAAAATTATGGAAAATACAGGTAAAAGAAAACCAGGTCGTCCACGAAAGGTAAAAACAACACCAAAACCGACGCCAACCCCCAGTATGTCAAAGGAACAATATTATGAAAATTGGGTGATGAATAACAGAAACTTATTCTTTTCAACACGAAAGAAAACCAAAGAAGAAATTAATATGGTATATGAAATTTATAATTATTTATTCAAATCAAACAAGACACCAGGAAAATGTGGTATATGTTCACAAAACATCATTTTTGAACTAAAATATCATTTCTTCAAGTAATTATATTTATTTGAAGACAACAAGTTGATACAAGTCATGCCGAGAGGAAGAAAAGGACATACAAACAATCCAAACGGACGCCCGAAGGGTGTTCCAAATAAGACGACAAAGGAAATTCGTGAAGCGTTTCAGATGTTGATTGAAAGTTCATTGCCTGACATTCAAAAATGGTTGAAACGGGTTGCGGAAGATAATCCCGAAAAAGCATTATTAATTGTTGAAAGATATTCGGACTACATACTTCCAAAACTTCAAAGGACTGAAATAAATGGGGGTGAAGACAAACCCCTTAATCAAGTGATATTCAAATTTGGCGAAGCAAATAACAGGGATAATACCGACGAAGAAACAGAAGGAAATTCTTGATGGAGTCAGGGGTTCATCAAAATACCACATTGTATCCATTTCAAGACAATCTGGGAAGAGTTTGTTGGCAATGAACCTTATGTTATATTGGGGAATAAATAATCCAAATACAAGTATCTTATGGGTTTCCCCCGTATATTCACAAACCAACAAAGTTCAAAAAGAATTGTTCAAAAACATTGTGGACACTGAAATAGTGGAAACTTGTAATTATTCGGACAATATCATCATACTGAAGAATGGTTCGGAAATCATCTTCAGAAGTGCGGAAAGATACGACAACATCAGGGGGTATACATTTGACTATTGTATCATTGACGAAGCCGCATACATCAAAGAAGAAGCATGGATTGAAGCCATCAAACCGACACTACTGGTAAAGGGAAAGAAGGTGTTATTCTTATCAACCCCGAAAGGAAAAAATTGGTTTTATAATTTATATCAGATGGGGGAGTCAGATGAATACCCCGACTACAAATCATATCACGGGAATAGTTATGACAATCCGTATGTCAATAAGAATGATGTAATTGAAGCAAAGAAGACACTTCCTGAAAATGTATACAAACAGGAATACTTGGCTGAATTTGTGGATGATGGTGGAGAGGTGTTCCATAACATAACCACCTTCAATGAATATCCAAAACCACAAGGACGGATATATTGTGGTATTGACTTGGGAAGACAAATGGATTATTCAGTCGCAACATTTATGGATGATGCGGGGAATGTGATTGACATATATCGGGATAATAAAAAAGATTGGAAAATCATCATCAATAACATCATCAAAAAACTTAAGGAACACAAGGCATCGGCACTGGTGGAAGTGAATAGTATAGGGGATGTGATATATGAACAGATACGGGATGAATATAAAGACATTGAACCCTTCATCACCAATACAAAAACCAAACAGGAAATCATAGAAGGACTGATATTGGATTTTAATGATGGAAGTATAGTCATACCTTCACAAGAATTATATCCCCCCTTATTTCAAGAATTAAACACCTTCACATTTGAATATTCACCTTCAACACGGAACATCAAGTATGGTGCTGAAAAGGGGTTTCACGACGACTGCGTTATGTCATTAGCAATCACCAACTATGCCCGAAAAACAAAAAAGAAGAAGGGTTCATACAATTGGGTTAGATAATATATTTTTAAGTATGTTTGATTTCGTCATAAATAACAATACATATAGTGTTCCCGAAGATTTCACTTTGGATAAGTGGAAGGACTTGGCTCGTTTTGATGTGGAGTCCGAATTTAGTTGGGCATACATTCTTAAGGAAGCAATGGAAATCCCCGACGACGAAATTGAAATAATCCCCGACAAAACCAAATCAGTTGGGGTGATAATTATTTATAATGTCCTGTATCCGTCCGATTGTGATATAGTCAAAGAAATTGGTGAACACAAACTTATCAACTTTGATGACATTACATTGGGTGATTTCATTGATTTGGAAATACTATTCAATAAGGGGTTAAGAAAAACCATTGATGGTATTGCGAAGAAATTATATGGATTAAACGACACAAAGGACATAACACTACGACAAGTTTGGGGAGCGATACAATCATATATCAGATATAGGGAAACCATCTTCAAAGGTTATTCAAAATTATTTGGTATTGACGAAGAAGGGGAAATCAAAGAAGAAATAGAAAAGATTTCCCCCGAATATATGTGGTATGACTTAATTATGGTTTTGGCTGACGAAAAGTTTCTGAATATCAAAGAAGTCGTGAACCATAATGTCAAGGAATGTTTCAATTTCTTGGCATGGAAAAAAGATAAATTAGAAGAAGAAAAAAAACAGATTGATGACATACGAAGAAATCATAACAACAATAGAAAGTATATGTGAAAATCATAAGTTCGTGAACACATTTGGATACGGGGATATAAGTGATATGAATACCCCCGATACAAATGAAGCACCTGATTATCCGTATATGTTTCTTAATCCAATCAATATTCAGGCTGACAATAAGGTTTCAAGGTTCACCTTCAATCTTATCAGTATGACACAAGCAAAGGACACCAAAAGGGATATAATTAAACACCAGTCATTATGTATTCAGTATTTGACTGATGTGATTTCAAAGTTCAATATGACTTTGGTTCATCCCCTTGTTGAAATATCAACACCCTTCACCATAACACCATTCAAAGAAAGGTTTTCAGATGATGTGGTTGGGGCTACGGGAGCGTTGACAATAATTTATAATAGTCCATTGGACATTTGCGACAAACCAATTTGATATGCCGATTGAAGACAATATAGACGAATTGGCAAACGAAATACTGAAAACAGCCGAATACCTTGACAAAGGGGTTGATGGTGAATTGTCGGTGTTATTATCTGATGTATACAATTTATTATACAAAGGTGGAACAAGAAGGGCACCATTCAAAAACCGAACAGGAAACTTAAGACGGAGTTTTTCAGGGGTTCGTATTGAAGAAGATGCCTTCATCATTCAAATGATGTATTATGGTTATTTCTTAAGTTTTGGTGTTGATGGTTTCAAAAGAAATGGAGCGTTTGGAATACCCGCAGAAGTCGCTGGGGCATTCAATGAACCTGTTGGATATAGGTTTGGTAGTAAACACAATCCAAAGAAGGTTCCAGGTATTGACGCCTTTGATTTTTATCCAAAAGATATAGAAGAGCGACTTATAAATATTTATAATAAAGAATTTGGAAATGGCTGAAGCACCTGACTTATCACTGATTTCTGATATAAATAAGGTTGAAAAATCTTATGGAAAAAACTTGTATACATTCTTTGATTTGAATGAAACAGGTGAAAAATGTGCCGTTGAAATTTTGACAACGGACTTATCAACACGAATAGCACTTGTGGAACAATATCCAAATATTCAGGGGTATTTTCACTTTGATATTCAGAAGATACTACAAAATTATACGACACCAAACTATAGTGCGGAAACATCAAATGCGTTTTCATTTGCCCCCGACGAAACCTTCAGGTATTCATTAAGATATGGATACATCAATGGTGTTGGGGTGTTTGTGGTTCAAGGAACATTATCCAATAAGATTGTGATTGGTGGACGAAAAGAATGGAATGAATTGGACTTCCCTTATCAAAATTATACCCCCTTACTTGCGGGAGTAGTTGGGTGTCCAATCATATCAGAAAAAGGGGTTGGATTATCTGATATGTTCACCACAAAAAACAAAACATTTTTGACTGGTGTCATACCAGACTGGATTTCAACTGATGCGTCAATACAAGATGTATATTGTTTGACAAGACACCGAAATGATGTTGATTTCATCACTTCGTGGTTGAACTATTCAAGGGAAAATATTTCATTTCCAATACCAACGGGATGTGAAGGAATTAGGGGAGTCAGAATGACTTTGGTGAACACAAGTGGAATAATTATATTGGACACCATTTATAATGTCTTATTTGATGAAACAGACCCAGTATATCCATATGATATTATTCACTTCAATTCAGGAAATAGAAACGCAGGACTGGTGACAAATTTTCAAAACATAACACATTACTATTTAGCCCCTTATACATTGAAGGGAACTGGAAATTGTAGTTCAACAGAAGATGATTATAGTCCGACACCGACATATGCTCCAATCAGGGTGGATATTGTTGATGAACAATGTAATGACTTTGATTATGTCCAATTAAGTTGGTTGAATAGTTTTGGTGTTCGTGATTATTATTATTTTACAAAAAGGAAGGATAATAATTATACAATAAGTCGTGAAACTTATGTGAAACCTGAAGGGACTTGGGGTGAAGCAACATTCAGTTTGCCTGACTATTCAAGGGGTGAACAGGTATACAATACTGAAGTTCAAGAAGGTTGGACAATCACAACAGATTTCTTATCTGATGAAGACGCAGACAAATTAAAAAGTTTGTTTGTATCACCTGATGTTCGTGCTCGTTTCAGTCCATCAAATACTTGGATTCCGGTAGTGTTGACAAATACAAGTTGGAATGAACGAACATTCAGAAAAGACAAATTCTTCCAATATCAGATACAGATGAAGTCAGCACATAAATTGAATATACAAAGGGGATAATGGTTGAATTAATTGTTGATGGTATTTCAATTGACTTATATGAACAGAGCCCCCCGAAACTAACCTTCAGTATTGAAGACATTCGGGATACATCTGCGAAAAGTGTTTTTTCAAGGACATTCCGTGTTCCTGCGACTTCACATAATAACAATTTTTTTAAGACGGCATTTGAAATCAATGGATTGGACTTTGACATAACACAAAAAAGGGAAGCCTTCATATATGTTGATAGTTTGTTATTCAGGACAGGACAAATCCGACTACAGAAGATATACTTGTCAGGACAACAACAGAAGGTTGACTACGAACTTATCTTTTTGGGTGAAACCAAAGATTTTGGAACATCAGTCGGGGAAGGTTATTTGAATGAATTGGACTTGTCTGAATATACACATACACATAATATATCCAATGTCATTTTAAGTTGGGCTGCGTATCCGCAAACCCCTTCGTTGATACAAGGGTTATTTCAAGGTGATATATTGTATCCATTGATTGATTTTGGGGTAAACTACGACGAAGATGGTGAACCTATTGAAACCCGTATATCACAAGACAATGTCGGTAAACACTTCACTTCATCGGGAACAGGAAACCCCCTTCCAATCAACAGGTTCAAACCGATGATAAGAGCCAAAGCGGTTTGGGATAAGATATTTGATGAGGCGGGGTATTCTTATACATCAACTTTTTTGTCTTCCAATTTATTTAGAAAATTATACTTATCTGCGTTTGGAAATGATGAAAGTATAATTGTTGAAAACAGGGAGAATGAATTGGAAGTCAGTATTGAAGAATACAATAACCAATTTGACGCACAGATTATTCCTTATGATAATATTTTATTGGATGCTGCGGGAAACTTCAATACGACGACTTATAAGTATGAAGTTCCGGCATCCGGAACTTATAATATCAGAGCCCGATTATATGGTATATTAGGTGGAACAGAATTTGGTTCGGGAACAATTCAAGTTGAATTGGAAAGAAATACCACTACAATTTATTCACAAAACTACAATGTCGTTGGTGAAAATATCACAAATATAAGTTTTGATTCTGGTGTTCAAGTATTGTCGTTGACTGCGGGTGATACAATACAAGTTCGTATTAATATTATATCACCTGACTTTGACAGGTATAATATTTCTTCATCTGATTTGTTGGTATTATCGGCACCTGGTGATGTAGCGATTGCTCCCCTTCTTGATGACAAGTATAAAAAGATTGATTTCATTAAGGACATAATCACCAAATTTAGATTGGTATTAGTTCCAGACAAAGTCAGAGCAAAACACTTCAATATTGAACCTTGGCAGGAATATATTGGAACAGGACAAGTATTTGATTGGACTGATAAGTTGGACTTATCCAAAGATGTGATATATGAACCAACATTCTTTACACAACAATCGGTGATTAATTTCACTGACAAAGGACAAGATAAGGACTTTTTGAATGAATTGAATAAAGACATATTTGATGAAGTATTTGGTTCACTTATAGTCAATTCAAGTAATGATTATTTATCGGGTGAACGAACGATAAAAACGAATTTCGCCCCGACACCAATAACACAAATTGAACGAAAGAATACTGCGATTGGGGATACATTCGTCATTCCACAAATCCATGCCCACGAACCTGGAACTGACTCTTCATTTCCAATTCAACACAAACCAATTCGTCCACATTCAAGGTTATTATTTTATAATGGAAGAAAAGATACGGATGGTATTGATTGGTATATTGAAGCGTTTGCTGGAAACCCTTTGGATGATTATCCGATGGTTTCATATTATGATGTATACGAACCTTCGTCATCATCATTCAATTTGAATTGGCAAAGGGAACAGGGGTATGTAAATAACTTCCCGAATGCGTTGAATGGACAATCTGCGTATGAAAGATATTGGGAGGGGTATATTGACTCCCTTTATAACCCCTTTTCAAGACGAATGACGGGTTATTTTGTGTTGGACTATAATGACTTAAGGGATTTCAGTTTTGATGATGTTATATTCGTTAAAAACACATATTTTTATGTTGAAAAAATATCGGATGTTCCGATTGGAAAAAAGTCATTAGTCAAAGTGGACTTAATTAAGTTGGTTGACTACGACATTGATACAGGTGGTTTCGTTCCACCACAAATTGTTTGGAATACTGCGGACTTCAGATGGGATGAAGCATCAATGGAATGGAACGGAATTTTTTAATTAATATTTTATAGTATGGCGGAACAGAAAATAGACATATATTTCAAGATTAATGGACTTGAAGCATATATTGATGATTTGGAAACTTTGGATTCTGTTTTGAAACAGGTTCAGAGTGCCACCAAAGACGCATCAAAGGAAACAGATGACTTGGCAAAGTCGTCAAAAGAAGCCGGTGAAGAAGGTGGTTTTCTTCAAGAAAGATTTGATGGTATTAAGGACACCTTCAAAAAATTAAAGGCTGACTTCAAATTGGCGACACGGGGAATTAAGACATTCTTCACTACGGGAACGAAGGGGGCAAAGGCATTAAAAATAGCCTTCGCTTCAACAGGTATTGGTTTGTTGGTAGTTGCGATTGCTTCTTTGATTGACTATTTCAAAAATACTGAAGAAGGTTCAAGGGTATTAAGGGTTGCGTTTGAGTCCATTGGAGTTATTGTAAACAAACTTATTGGTTTCTTATCAGATATACCCGCAAAGATTAAGGAAGCGTTTGAAAACCCCGTTGAAACAATTAAGAATTTGGGAACGACAATACAAGAATTTGTTATTGGAAAAATTCAACAATTATTGGATGGTTTTGGATTGGTTGGTAGTGCGATTAAGAAGGCATTCAAAGGGGATTTTGAAGGGGCTATTGCGGATGCCAAAGATGGTTTCACAAAGATTGGTGATTCGGCTTTGGCATTAAACCCAGTCACTGCGGGATTATATCAATTGGGTGATGTTATTGTCAATGATGTTGTTCCTGCGGTTCAAGAAGCGGTGGAAGCAACCAATGATTTGGTGGTGAAACAAAGGGAATTAAGGGATATTCAACAGGAATTAATTGTTGAAAATGCGAACCTGACAAAAGAATTGGAATTGAACCAAAAAGTTGCTGAAGACACCACATTGACTTATGAAGAAAGAAAAAAGGCTTTGGATAAGGTGAATGAAGCCAACATCAAATTGGCACAAAACGCAGCGGATGAAGCCCGTGCGAATGAAGCCGCAATACAAGCACAATTAGACATAACATCAAGTTATGAAGAAAGGGAAGAATTAGAAACACAATTGGCTGAAGCACAGGCGGAACGAATAGCACGGGAAACTGAATTATCAATTAAGGAACAGGAAGCCGCCAAATTATCAAGGGAGTTGGAACAGGAAGAATTGGACAGACAAAATGCTATTAATGATGCGATTGAAACCCTTCGTAATGAAAACATTCAAAACGAAGAAGAAGCGGCTATTAAAGCACTTGAATTAGCAAAGAAACAAGCCCTTAATGAATTGGATGTGTTGAAGGCATCCGATGAAGAAAAGGCTGCGTTGGCTGCGGAATTTGACAAACAAATAGAAAACACCCGTCAACAATTTAATGATGAAAGATTGGCAAACGAACAGGAAGTTTTGAACCAATTGGATGCGAAAAAACAAACAGCACGGGAAAAAGAATTGTCGGATATAGCGTCATTTTATGATGGTTTGTTGGAAAATGTGAAGGGTAATGCCGAACTTGAAAAACAAATCAATGATGAAAAAAATGCGGCATTGAAAGAAGCGAATGAAAAATTCCGTAAAGAAGATGTTGAAAAAGACAAACAGGCACAGATGGCGAAACTTCAAAATGGATTGAGTTTGGCTTCTGCGGGGATTGACGCTATTATGGCTTTGAACGACGCAGCCGCAGGTGATGATGAAAAGAAACAAGAAAAGGCATTCAAGTTCAACAAAGCGTTGGGTATATCATCCGCACTTATCAACACCGCTTCAGCAATCATTGGTGCGATAAGCCCCGCAGCCGGAGGTTTGGGTATACCCGCAGGTTTGCCTGGTGCGGCAATCGCAGCGGCTACGGGTGCGGCACAGATACTTAAGATTAAAAACACGAAATTCCAAAGTTCAGGTGGTGGTGATATTGAAACACCACAAACGGATGTTCGTTCGTTCAATCCACAAAACGCAATAAATAATACAAATCAAAATTTGGGTGGACTACAAAATCCCGGTGAACAAATAACACCTGGACAACAACCACCGATTAAGGCGTATGTCGTTTCAACTGAAATGACTTCACAACAGGAAGCGGATTTTGAAATTGAAAACTTATCAAGATTATGAATGAAGATGTAAAGAAAATAGTTGAAATGGACATTGACATTGAGGGTTTGCCCGATGAAATGTTTGATGATTATGGAGTCCAAATAGTGTCCATTGTGGACGCACCAGCAATTGAAGAAGGGTTTCATTACTTCAGTAAAGAAGAGTTCGTATACCCCCGTCAAAATGAGTCAGAAGACGAATTTATTGGAAGGTGTATGTCCGATGAAAAGATGAAGTCAGAATTTCCAAACGAAGAGCAAAGATTGGCTGTATGTTATTCGTATTTTGAAGGGGAACAGGAATTGTCATATAATGATTATCCAAAGTCCGCAAAGAATGCGGCATGTCGGGCTGTAAAGTGGGCTGAAGAAAATGGTTGGGGCGATTGTGGAACAGATGTTGGAAAACAAAGGGCACATCAATTATGTAAAGGTGAAAACATTAGTGAAGATACTATATCAAGAATGGCTTCATTCGCACGACACCTTCAACACAAAGATGTTCCTTATGGTGAAGGCTGCGGTGGTTTGATGGTTGATGCGTGGGGAAGTGAAAGTGGAATTTTGTGGGCACAAAGAAAACTTAAAGAATTAGAAAACTTATCTTGTGAAGGTGATACTTGTTCACATCATATCTTATCTGAAGATGAACAGGAAATGTTATTGGAATGGTTTGAAGACGACAATAACGGAATATACTTGTCTGATGAAGATACTATTGTTGATTTCACCAAAAATGAATTCAGTAATGTTGGTGATGTGATTAAGGCAATTCGTTCATTGGATATATTAAAAAGATTGGGTATAAAAAGGGGTGAAGAGTCAAAGGTTTTTTGGAGGTATTCCGGACCCAGTGCTGAAAGAAGGTTTTGTAAAGCGATGATGAGATTATCCAAAGCGGGAAAAATATTCAGTGATGAAGAATTATCAAAAATGGATGGATTGAACCCTGGTTTCGGACCCAGAGGTATAAATAATTATTCAAAATTAGCATGGAAAGGTTCGGTGAATTGTAAACATTGGTGGAGTAAACTTAAGGTTTTCAAAAATGAAGATGGAAAAAAGGTGGTTATTATCACCAACAAAGCCGACAATATTGACGAAGACAGAGCGATGAAATCAAATAATATCAATCACCCTTCACCAAATGGTGCGACTGATAATAACGCATCACTTCGTCCACGAAGAATTCAAGCACAAAAATTTGAATTTTCAATTGATACTGAAAAAAGAATTTTGCTGGGTCCATTGATGATTCCAAACAAAATGATATTAAGAAGAACAGAGAATGGTGAACCTTTTTATATTTATTTCAGTAGGAAAACCATTGAAAAAATGGCGGAAAGATTTTTAAAATTCAACAGACATAATAATACGGATATTAATCACGACAATAACATAACAACGCAAAATACTTTGTTGGAAACTTGGATAAGTGAAAGTATAAAGGAAGACAAATCATACAAATATGGTTTCGCACTTCCTGTTGGAACTTGGTATGTTAAGTATAAAATCAATGATGACGACACTTGGAATAAGATTAAGTCAGGTGAATTAAGGGGTTTTTCGTTGGCTGGTGAATTCATCAATAAAATGAGTCCATTGGTGAAGGCTGAAAAGCAATTAAATGATATTAAAAATATTTTAGAAAATGTCGTGGAAAACAATATTGACTGATAAGGTAGTCCTTTTCAATGCGGGCACATTATCAATAACATTTATGGATGTTCAAGATGTATTGAAAATAATGTTATTATGTATTTCAATTATTTATACCTTAATTAGAACATTCAAAGAATTAAGAACCGAAAAAAATGACGAAAAAAAGTCATAATATATTTGGTATTAAATAAACAATAAAATTTTTTAAAAATGACTGCGTTAGAAGCAATAGAAAAAATCAGAGTTATGTTGGGGCTTGAGTCCGAAGAAACAAAGGAAGTCAAAAACCAAACAGAAACTACGGAAGTCGTTGAAGCCGAAAAAGTTGAATTGGCGTCAGCAACTTTGGTTGATGGAACAATTGTGAAAACTGAAGGTGATTTTGAAGTTGGTAAACAATTATTGGTTGAAACGGCTGAAGGTGATATTCAAGCACCTGAAGGACGACACGAAACCACTGATGGTTTGTTGATTTCAGTTGACGCTGAAGGTATTATCACAAGCATTGATGCCGTTGAAGAAACGGAACAAAAAGAAGAATTGTCGGAAGATTTTGTTAGTCAAATTGTCAAGGGGTTAGAGCCACATTTCAATAAGATTGCGGAATTGGAAAACAAGATTAATTCACTTAATAGTGAATTTTCAGAGTTCAGGGATGAACCAGGAAGTCCAAAAATTTATAATAATTTGAACGACTTAAACAGAAAATCTGAATCAATTATGGAGTCAAGAATGGCGAAATTAGTTGAATTAAGAAGAAATAAATCAAATAATAAATAATTTAAAAAATGAGTTTTAATATAGGTGCTATTTCTGGATATGTAGAACAGAATAGTTTTGAATTAATTTCAAAGGCGGTTTTAGAAACTTCCTTGGCTGACTATATGAATGTCAGAATTGGTTTGAAGGCGGGCTTAAATAAGATGCCCATAATGGCTGGTGATTTTTATGTTGCTGACGGAAGTTCATGCGGATATACAACATCAGGTGAAACGACAATAACACAAGTTGACTTGAACTTGAAACAAGCGAAAGTGAACCAATCATATTGTCCAAACACGCTCCGTGAAACATTCTTAAGTCAGTCATTGGCTGCGGGACAATTTGCGGGTAATGAAACAATCCCCGTTGAAGAATTGATGGCGGATTATTTCGTAAAGAAATTAAACAAGTGGAACGAAGATTTCCTTATCAAAGGTGATGGTTCATTCAATGGATTAGAAGACATTATCACAGCGGCAAATGGAGCAAACAAGTATACAGGACATACTGCGACTTGGGTATTGTCAGGGGCTGTTGAAACAGCACAATCAATGTATGCTGAATTGGCTGACGAAGTGATGACAATGGATGACTTAATCTTGATTTGTTCACCACAACAATACAGAATTTTCCAATTGGCAATCACGCAGGAAAACTATTATCACATTGCTCCAGGTGGTGAATTGTTCATACCTGGAACTTCCGTGAGAGTGGTAAGTTCAAGTGGATGTTCAAACGCACAGAAATTCTTGGGAAG